TCAGGGGAATGTATGGGAGATCCGCGACCCACGTGAGTCCCGAAGACACGCAACTGGGTACGATGGAGCGGTTGATGATGGACCGTATTGGCGTCGTCAACCCCGTCTATTCCAGTCGTGACGCAAACGCCTGCTACGTCCACAGTTATTGGCTGGAGCCCGATTACTACCGTGGTAATCAGTTCCTCAAGAACGGTGTCTTCGTGCGATGGTGCCAGGGTAAGATCGTCGATATGTCTCCAGCCTTCCCGTTCGCCGATGGTCGGCTGCCGTTTGTGTTCTATGAGCACATTCCGAGCGCCACGACTATCTGGCCTGACAGCAATATGTCACAGATCCGGGGTCTGAATCTGGAGATCGACAAGACCACCAGCCAGCTGATCGAGTCGAAAGACTTCATGGCTAACCCGATGTGGCTCCTGGCAACGCAGCACAAGATCAAGGGCACTATCAAGAACGTGGCTGGTGGCATGGTGCGCTACGTCCACGTACCCAATGTCCCCCCGCCCACGCCAGTTCAGGGGCTCGCGATGCCGCCACAGGTCGAGTCCCTGCTGGCTGGGATGAGGGAGCAGATTCTCGATGTGTCGGGCCAGAGTGAAGTGACCCGCGGAAACGTGCCTACTGGCGTCCGGTCCGGTGTGGCAGTCGCGTACCTCCAGGAAGAGGACGACACGAAACTCGGCCCGACCATCGAGAATGCAGAGTTGGCGACGGCGCTCCTAGGGTCGCTGACACTGTCTCGATTCGGTCAGTTCTATACGGAGAATCGCATCATCCGCTTCTATCGTCGGGATGGTAAGTTCGATGCCATGAAGTTCAAGGGCGCTGACCTGAAGAACAATACGGACGTGGTGTGTCAGACCGGCTCGGCGATGCCTAAGAGTAAGGCTGCGCGCCAGCAGTACACCCTTGAGCTCGTGTCGTTGGGCATCCTCACCGATCCTAAGGAGATCAAAGAGGAGCTTGACTTGGGTGCAGGCGAACCCGACAACCATGACAAGTCTGTGGCCCAAGCGGACCGCGAGAACAACATCATGCTGCATGGCATGGACATGGGCTTGTTCCACTTGTCCGAGACTGGGGACGACACCGATATCCAGAAGACCGTCGCCACAGCTGTGCCGGTGAAGGCGTGGATGGATCATGCCACTCACATCGAGCGCCACACGTCGCAAATGATGGACGAGGAGTTCGATGATCTGGCCCGCACACACCCGGGCATCCCGAGACTGTTCGACGAGCATGTGGCGCTACATCAGCAGTTCTTGGCGCAGCAACAGCAACAGCAAATGCAGGCACAACTTGCGGCGAAGGGCGCGCCTGCTCAGAACGGCGGTACACCCGCGGGGCAGCAGGCACTTCCGGGGAACGTAAACGAGAGTCGGCAAATGACTGCCGTTCCGGACGTTATTGGCGGAGGCATGACGCAGCTTGACGCGCGAATGGTCCGTCAGCACGGTGCAGTAACCAACGGCAAGTAAGAGGAAGGAGGAAACAGCGTGAGTACTGTCACCGAGAGTGACTACACGGAGACCGAGCTGGCGGGTAAGTCCCGCGAGGAGCTGGACGAGATCGCCGGCGTTTTGGGTCTCGACCCGGCATCGTACGGCAGCAAGAAGGACGAGGTCGCAGCGATTCTCGCGGCCCAGTCCGAGGTCGATGCTGCGCTCGAGGCGCAGAACGGCGAGCCTCAGCAGTCGGGTCTTGTGCCCGCTGCCGATGCCAGCACCCAGGGCGAGCCGACATCCTTCGCGGGTGTCGATATCGCCGACGTCCCCGAGGCCGAGCGTCCCGAGGCGGAGCACGTGCTGCTCACTGCCGAGGCGTGGGTCACGTTGGGCGAGACCGAGGGCCTTCCCGAATGGGCTGTGGGCAACCCGGCTTCGGTCGTGTCTGCCCCGGTCAGCAAGGAGGTCGACAACGACGGCAACGTGCTCTACGAGTACACGGCGCCCGACGCCATCATCACGGTTCGGGAGCGCTCGCAGGGTGCGACGTTCCAGGTGCCCCTCGACAGCTGCATCAAGGTGTCGCCGGTCGGAGGGCGCGGTCAGGTGGTCAACTTCGTATGAGCGACGACCTCCACAACGCTAACAACGCCCTCGAGTTCCTCAGAGGCAAGGGCATCGACACCTCTGTGGGCAGGGTGTTCCTCGCGAGTGACGTGGAGGCTGCCGTTCGCGCGGACGACGATCAACGTCTCACAGCGGCCACAGCGCCTAGGCCGAAGACAATGGCGCAAGCGAAGCGTATGGCTCGGGCCGACGACGAGCTTATGAAGCACTTTCAGACCCCCTCCCGAGGAGGAGATGTCGGGGGTCCGTCCATCTCCGCAGGCCCCGATTCGTCGTCGAGGACGTAAAGCGTAGGGTCAGAAGGGATATACATGAGTAGTGGCGCAGAACTGACTTCCGCGGTACGGGCTCGCATGGCAGCGGACGGGGTCGACCTGTCTGACACTGTGCCGGTCAACGACCAGGGCGGTAGTCCAGCACAGGGTACCGGAGGAGAGCCCGCTCCCACACCTCAACCGACCACTCCACCGGCAGCGGTGTCAAACACTGATGGTCAGTCGGGGCAAGGGACGCCGGACACCATCCCGTACTCGCGTTTCACGGAGGTAAATAGCCGTCTCCAGCAGCTGAGGCCTTACGAGACTCTCAGCCAGATGGGGATCGATCCGGACTCCGCGGTTCGATTGGCGAGCTTCGAACAGGCCTACATCTCGGACCCCATTGGGACTCTCAACGCTATGATCGACCAACAGGACTTGCCCGATGCTCAGAAGACTGCGCTCAAGGCGCTTCTTCGCTCACAGCAGGACGGTGCGCTGGAGGGACAATCGGACGCGGCAGATGACCAACAGCTCCCGAGTGAGGTCATGGAGGCAGTGAACTGGGTCCGCGAACAGCGCCAGGAGCGTGAGTCTGCGGACATCCAGTCCCGCCTCGATCTGATGACTCGCCATTGGCAGCAGCAGGACGAGCAGGATGGAGTCAAGGGCACTACTGAGAGGCAGCGTCTGCTCTACATTCAGTCTGTGGCAGGGTCGGGGCAACAGTTCCAGACCCTCGAGCAAATGGCTGAGGCAGCGCGGACGTCCTTCTTGGAGGACCGTGACTCCAATCTGGGGTCTGCTGTGACACAGACACGAGGAACGGGAGGACCTCTTGCGGTGCCCTCTGGTGGACTGCCGCCCACGCCGCCTGTCGTGCCGAAGAGCATGAAGGAGGCCAGGCAGTTGATCGAGGCGGACATCCAAGCGGGTCGTTTCCCGGATCTACAATCAGAGTAGGAGGGAGCACCATGGGTAACTGTGTTGCTACCGAAGCAGGGTCCGTCATCACCACTGCCACGAAGCCCCAGCGCACCACGATGGGTGACCGGCGTGTGGTGTTCATGGACGTGGCCCCCAGCGCCTCCTATGCTGCTGGTGGTGACACGCTGGACCTGTCTCAGTGGTTCAAGCAGAACGTCGATTTCGTCGATGTGGAAGCTGTCACCAGCGGCGGCACAGTGTACCGACCCGAGTATGTCAGGAGCACATCGCCGGCCAACGGCAAGCTCAAGGTGTACTCGGGTGCTGGTCAGAACAACGAGGCATCGGGCGACCTGCACACGGTGGCGTTCCGAGTCATGGCAATCGGCAAGTGACAACGGGGAGGTGACAGATGGCAACTCAGACTACGACTTCGGCTGACCAGATCCTGCAGAACTACTACCTGCCCGTTGTACGGGAGATGCTGAACCAGCGCGCGATTCTGCTGTTCGGCTACACTCCGGCGGAGCTGGAGGCGGGATCGGGCACGATGAACGCTGCCGAGGGCGAGACGATGAGCTACTCCGGCATCAGCAAGGATGCCGAGATCGTCGAGTTCGCGGGTCGGCAGTGGGTCATCGCTGTCCACACCGGCCGCAACGAGTCGGGAACAGCACGTGCCGAGGGTGGCGTTCTGCCGACCCCGGGCATCCAGAGCTGGAACGACCTGATCGACAAGGTCAAGAAGCTCTACAAGACCATCCAGCTTTCGGGCTTCGCGATGGAGGTCACCGAGCGGTCCGTCGGCGCGTACCTCCGCCTGCTCGAGGGCGAGACGGTCGGTGCGGTGAACGACCTTCGCAAGGACATGAACCGCCAGGGTTACGGCGACAGTTCAGGCATCCTCGCGAACATCACCGCGAAGGGCACCAACACGATTACTGTCGACTCGCTGCAGTACCTGCGGGTAGGCATGTATATCGACTTCATGAACTACGCCACGCAGGCCGTGGTCGGCACGCCGAATGTGCAGATCACGGGCATCAACACGTCCACCCGCGTGGTGACGTACTCCGGAGCGGACCAGTCGGCATCGATCACTGTCGGCACTCACGTGCCTGTGGTGAACGGCACCGGCGGCCTGGAGATCAACGGCCTGCTCAAGATCTGCCGCTCCGACCTGTCCCAGAACTACGCGCTGCACGGCATCGACTCGTCGGTGGCCGGCAACGGTTGGTGGCAGGCACAGCAGGCGAACGGCAACAACACCACCTTCGACGAAGATGTCGGGCAGCTGCTGCTGGACAACATCGGCGCCAAGGGTTGGGAGACCGAGCTGCTGTTGACGACTCGTGGCATTCGGCGCCGCTACGTCAACACGCTCAAGGCCCAGAAGAGATGGAACGATGCCAACGCCGGCACCATGCACGGTGGCTTCAAGTACATCGACTACAACGGCCTGCCGCTCGTCTTCGACGACGACTGCCCGAAGCAGTATATGTTCTTCCTTCGCCCCTCCGATCTGTTGTGGGTCCAGCTGAACGGCAACGACTTCCGGTGGATGAACAGGGACGGAGCGATCCTGAGGAAGGTCGAGACGACCGACCTCGACGCCTACAAGGCGACGCTATACAAGTACTGCGATATGGGTTGCATGAGGCGCGAGGTCCAGGGCGTCATCTACAACCTCGCAGACGACATCCCGTAGGCCCCTCGGAAGGGCTTGCGGGTGATACCCAACACACACTAGGTCAGCCTAGGTTGGGAACCGAGCAGCAAGGGTCCAATCGGATGGAGCCCTGCGAGAAACCCGAATGAAAGGCGGACGATGGAACTAAGAACGTTGAAAACCTGGTACACTGCCCGCGATGGGTGGGTGACCCTGGAGGACGACGTTCTGTCCATCGTCCGCCAAGTTCGGGACCTGTTCGGACAGCGCATCACTGTGGAGATGAACCCCCAAAACGGTGACTACGTCTTCGTCGAGCACTGCGACGATGGGACAGATCGCCTCATCTTCACGACTCAGGAGCTCGACGGTAGGTGTGTGGAACGGCTGTTGCGGGCCGATTCTCAGGGTCGCACCTATCAAGATCCGTACGACGCCGCTGAGCGCGCTCAGGACGAACAGCAACAGGCCCTCGATGAGTACTATCGCGGGTTCATCGGTGAGGCGGGCGCACACCTCGTCCACGCCATGAAGCGAGAGGGCAAGGCCCCCCGCTTGCCCCTCGCTAAGTCGATGTATATCCCTGCCAGGGCTGAGAAGGAGGCGGAACGTGCCGACCACCTCAGGTAAGCTGACGCTGACGGATTACGATCAGGCGCTCATCGTTCGTGGCTTCGACGCCTTTCAGCAGCAGGAGCGATACCAGCTGATCAACCTGGGCTATCGCTATGTCGCCAGAGCATTCCCATGGCTGTGGCAGGAAACGAGCCAGACCTACGCTGCAACGGTGGGCAATCCGGTCATCGTCCAGAGCGTGAACTTGCCCAACAGCATCGACTCCATCAAGCGCATGTACTGTGTCACTGACCCCTACCGGCGTAAGATGCAGCCCGAAACTGAGGAGCGCTTCGTCGAGCGATGGTTGCCTTTGGACTTGACGAATCCACAGAACACAGGCATCCCGTACAAGTACTTCTATTGGGCGGATAGCGTATACGTTCTGCCAGCTCCCAAGCAGGTCATGTCCTTCACGATATGGTTCTATCAGTACTTGCCTGATCTGTTGCAGCCGGGTGATGTGTCTGCCATGGCGCAGGCGATGGATGAGATCATCATCGATGCTGCCCTCGTGAGGGCCCACCGACGGGCGCACGAACTACAGCTTGCAGCAGATGCTCAGAGTCGCGTGGAGGATGCGATCAACGCCATGCTACAGGACGATGTTTGGGCGATGGAGGAGCTTCAGGAGCGGGTGCTGCCCGACGATCAGTGGTGGTAGACGCCAAGGACATAATGCGCTCAGACGTACAGGGCTGGATCGATGAGTACCAGGCACTGCCCAAGACGCAGCGTAAGACGCTCACATTGGGCGACTTCCTCCGTGACAAGGTCGAGGCTGTGGTAGATGGCGATAAGTACGTTTGGCGCGCTGAGGGTGAAAGCAACTACACCAATCATATCCTCCATGTCATCATGGACGATATAGAGAGTTACGAACATGCCGCAGGTAGCTGACCCCAAGGAGATTACGTTCGCCACTCAGGGCTGGCAGGGCGGCTTGAACATCAGAGACTCACTCGCCCAGATTCAGCCGAACGAGCTACGTAGGGCAGAGAACGTCACCTACGACGCAGCTGGCGGTGTGTCCAAGAGACCGGGCACCACTAACCTCGGCACGTTCGGTGGCGGCACGGATCGGGTGCTGTCCATGTATACTTTCTATCGCGGCATGACCTCGCCACAGGTGCTGATTCACACGACCGCGGGCGCGATGCTCTACTGCAACGATATCACTGCCACTCCACCCGTGTGGTCGTCAGTGACTACGGGGTTGAGCACAACGCAGCCTGCCTCGTTCGAGACGCAAAACTCAAAGTGCTACTTCGCTGAGGGGTCGCAACTGGGTCAGTGGGACGGTGCGACATATACCAAGATCACAGCTGCCCCTAGCGGAATCTGCTTCCTGCGTACCTGGAAGGACACCATGTGGGCGGCGGGTGTTGCTAATCCAGACCGTGTGTATTCCTCCTCGGCCGGGGACCCGACGGCATGGCCCGCCGCCAACTGGGTCGACATCCTCCACGGTGATGGTGACTACATCAGTAGCCTCGCCAGTGATGGTCTCTACCTCATCGTCGCCAAGCACCGCAGGATTCAGGTCATTACTGACCCAGCACTGTTCACCAACCGTACGGCCGACTGGGAGAAAGGTGCAGAGAGTCACTTCGGTTGGCTGCACCTAGAGGACAAGTTGTACTTCCTGTCGCGCCTAGGCGTCTGTTGGTGGCAGGGGGATAGTAGCGCACGACTCATCAGCTTCAAGATCGACCCACTCTTCGACCCGCACATTCTCGATTTCAGCCAGCTGTGGAAAGCTCAGGGCTACCAGATCGGGTCGCGTGCAGGGTGGGCCGTTACTGAGGCGGGTAGTTCTGTACAGAACAATCTCGTGCTCGAGTACTATCCTCGCTTGGGTCCCATCTACCAGATCTCAGGAAACATCGGACCGGGTCCATGGTCAATGCACCGCATGCCAGTGTCGACCTTTACCACAGTGCGGCAGGGTACGACTGAGTCCTTGTACGGTGGCAATCCGGGTGCTAACAAGATCATGAAGTGCTTCGATGCCGTGGGCACTGATGATGGCGCGACGTTCGTTGGAATAGTCGAGGGCGCACCGATGAGTCTGGATAGTCCTATTCTCACTAAGTACCTGAGACGGATGAGCGTCGTTGGTATGGGGAAGATGATTATCCAACTCAAGCGTGACTATCGTCAGGGCGTCTACAAGACGATTCCAGTGGACTTCACTACTTCCTCAGAGATCTGGAATGTCGGAATCTGGAACACCGGACTGTGGGGGCCGGATCCGATCATCCGTAAGCACATCTTCGACTTGGATGCTTACGTTGAGGTAGTAAGCCTCTGCGTAACTGATTCGGATACAGCAGCTGGACAAAACGTGCTGCCGATGGGGTCTAAAGATGTTCAGGTAACTGCGGGTTCGTGGGCGCTATATCAGGTCACCTTCGACGCCACCGTCCTCGGTATAAGGAGCGAACTGCCATGACGGCATACAACGTGATTGGCGCTGCAACGTTGGTGGGTGGCCAGCCCGAAGATGTTTCTCAGATTCTCGCAAACTTTCAGGCTATCGCTGCGGTTGTCAACGGTGGTCTTGACGACACCAACATCGCGCCGAACGCTAACATCGCCCAAAGCAAGATCGCTGGCCTTGGTAGTGGGTCGACTGCGACTATTCCCATTGGGTCGCTTATTGCTGGGGGCTGGTCCGCTGCGCCCTCAGGTTTCCTGATGTGTGACGGCTCAGCAGTCTCGAGAGCAACCTACAGTCAGCTGTTCACCGCTATCGGCACTGCCTACGGTGCGGGTGACGGCAGTACGACCTTCAACCTTCCCGATATGTTGGGGCGCATGCTTGTAGGTAAGGGCAGCCACGCTGACGTCTCTACTTTGGGCAACAACGAGGGAAGCACTGCTGCCAATCGTCGTCCGAAGCATCCCCACACCAACGGCCTGACACTGCCGAACCACGGACACAGCATCAGCGATCCCGGTCACGGTCACGGCGTCAGCGACCCGACACACGCTCACACTGTGCCGCTCGCTTCTGCTACGGGTGGCGGTACGTTGGTGGCGAAGGACGAGCCCGCTGCTGCAGCGATTCGGTATGACTTCGGCTCCGCTGCTGCCTACACCAACATCTCGATTCAGGCCAATGGCACTAACATTAGCGTTGGCAACCCGACATCTAACCCCGCTATCGGCGGTTCAATCGGTGCTGCTGGCGTCGCTGCTGACGCGCCTGCCTACCTTGTCGTCAACTGGGCTATTCGCTACCTGCCATAATGCCAACTCCTCCCGCAACTACTCCCTGGCCGATCATCCCCAAGCGGGGCCAGGACTGGTGGTCGGTCTGGTACAACCTCCAGTGGCTCGCTGCTAACATGGGCTCTGGTGGTGGCGGGGGTTATCCGCCGACTGCGGGTCAGCTCAACAAGGTGCTCACAGTCACGACTGATGGGGCAGCACCGACTTGGGCGAACGGTACACCCGGACCTGTGGGTCCACAGGGTGTTCAGGGTCCCGCCGGCCCTGCTGGTCCGACTGGTGCAACGGGAGCGCAGGGCCCCCAAGGTAATCCTGGTGCTACAGGTCCTGCTGGTCCGACTGGCCCACAGGGTCCTGCCGGGCTAGGTGTTCCCGCTGGCGGTGCAACAGGGACCATCCTCACGAAGAACAGTGCTGCCGACAACGACACTAAGTGGGCGACCCCGCCAGTAGCACTCCCCGTCGGTGGTACGACTGGCCAGTCACTGACGAAGAAGACTAACGCTGACGGTGACGCTCAGTGGTCCACGCTTGACAACCTCAAGTATGATGGTTCTTGGGCAGCGGGCTCGTACGCCGAGGGCGAGATCGTCGTCTATCAGGGCGTCGCGTACATGGCTGTGCGGCCCACATCTGCTGTGCCCGCTCAGTGGCCGATGCCGCCGTACCCCGGCCGCGTCCTCTACGGCACGACGCTGCCTGCGAACCCGTACGACGGGCAGGAAGCGATCCTCGTCGACTCGGTCACGAATCCGTCCTTCACGTGGCGGTTCCGCTACAACGCCGCCTCGACCAGCGCGTACAAGTGGGAGCACGTCGGCGGCGGCGGGGCTTGCTCAGGGCCGATGGGTAGCCTCGACTTCACCGCTACGGCATGGACGATGTTCGCGAGCGGGCCGATCGTGGCCGCTCCGCGCGCAGGGGAGTACGTCATTGAGTGGGGCTGCGTCCTCAACAACTCCAACCCGTTCGCGGGCGTTTACATCATCCAGTCCGTGCTTTCGTCAGGTGGGCCGATTCTGAGCGCGGTCGCTGAGGTTCGCCCGACGGCCATGTACGGGGGTAGCAGCGTCAGCAGCGTGCAGCCCGTCACCCTCGCCGCGAACGAGCAGCCGCGTATCTGGGTGTCGAATCAGGTGGGCGGCAATCAGTCCACCGTCTCGCGTGGCTATCTACGGCTGATCCCGACGAGGGTGTCGTGAGCTCAACCATCCCCGATCCCGCATCGACTGACTGGGTGCCGCTGTTCGACCTCGGCCGCCAGCCGGTCAAGTACCTTGGGCAATACAACGCTGGTACTACTTATAACGACGGCGATGTAGTGGTGGGCCCCGACGGATTGACCTACATCTGTGTGGCGGACAACACTCTCGGCGTCACTCCCTCCTGGGCGGGTGTATACCCACCCTGGCCAC